CTGTCGGAGCAGTCCGACACGATCTCGAAGGAAGCAGCCGCCGAGCGAGCCCTCGACGAGAAGGTCGCCAGCCTCCGCACGGTCACCGAGTCGGCCAGCTCGCCGAAGCCGGCCGAAGTGGCCCAGGTCGAGGACTTCTCGCGGCCCGATATTCGGGCCGGCGTTCGAGCGTTCCGCTCGGCGAAGGTCGCGGCCGATGTCGGCGAGTTCCTGGTCCGTCTCGCCAGCGGCGAGAAGCGGGCCATGGGCGAGACCGTCAGCGGCTACGGTGACTCCTACGTCGTGACCGAGCTGTATGACGCGATCGTTAACCGGCTTCAGTACCAGTCGGTCGCGATGCAGCTCGCGAGCGTGTTCCGGCCCCGAGGCCAGAGCATCAACCTTCCGAAGAGCGGCGAGTTCACGGTCGCGTATGCCGCCGAGAACGCGGCGTTCACCGACCAGGACCTGTCGACCAGCGGCCCGACGCTGACCCTCTACGAGGCCGGCGGCTCGGTCGCGGTGTCGAACGCCCTCCTGAACGACTCGCCGATCGACGTGGCTGGTCTGCTCGTCGACCGGATGTCCTACGGGTTCGCTACCTGGTATGACCAGAAGTGGCTTACCGGCAACGCGTCATCGCCGACGATCTCCGGCCTCCCAGCCGCGGTCGCCGCGATCGCGAGCAACCCCAACACCGTTACCGTGGCTCTCAACGCCTCGACGACCGCCGCGAACCTCGCGGACGTGGTCGGGAAGGTGGACGAAAGCATCATGGGAACCGGCGCGTGGGTGGCTTCAAAAGCCGGCTATGTCGACCTGATGAAGCTGTGGGCAGCCCAACAGACGACCATGACGGTCGGTGGCGGTCGGGTCGTCCCGACGGTCTACGGTGCTCCGGTCTACCTCGCCAAGGGTATGCCGGCGACCACGCTCGCCCTCTACGGTGACTTCTCAAAGTCGACCGCGGTCGGCCTCGCTGCCGAAGGGATCCAGATCACGGTCGCGAAGGAGCTGCTCGTCCGCAGCCGTCAGACGCTCTTCGTCGGATCCAGCCGGCTCGGCGTGCTGAATCACGGCCCCGAGTTCGTCGGTCGGCTCGCGAAGGCGACCTCCTGATCTATGTCGATGTGATTCACGGGGGCCGGGGCTGGCAGGGATGCCGGCCCCGGCTCTTCGCCTATCTGGACCACGGAGCGACCGATGGCAAAGCCCGACACGATCCGCGTCCTCCAGTGGCCCCTCGTCGAGCCCGTCTCGCTCACCGAGGCGAAGGCTCAGGTGTCGCTCGCCCAGGACCAGACCGAACACGATCGATTCCTCCTCGACAAAGTCGCCGCGGCCCGCCGGCTGGTCGAGAGCCGGCTCTCGGTGACACTCGTCGCGACACAGTACCGGGCGACCTGGAGGACGGGCGGGAAGATCCTCCACCTGCCGGCTCCGCCCGTGCTGATCTCCGCGACCTATCCGATCACGATCACGGTCGACGGGACTGCCCTGTCGGCGTCCGACTACGAGGTCGACCAGGACGCGTTCCCGGCTATCGTCACGCTCGACAATGAGACGACCGAGAAGATCGTCGTCACCTACTGGGCCGGCGTCGCCCCGGGCTCGACGATCGAGCCGATGGTCCGCTCGGCGATCCTGGCCTATGTGAACCACCAGTTCGAGAACCGCGGCGTATTGAACACCGAAGGCGGTGGCGAGCTGCCCCAGGCCTTCGAGACGCTCCTCGCGGCCAGCTCGTGGAACGGAGGCTGGTAATGGCACGAGCCGCCGGCCGCTACCGCGAAGTCTTCGTCCTGGAGCGACCCGTCCGCACGCGAAACGCGGCCGGCGGGACCGTCGAGACCTGGGAGACGGTCGCGACGATCTTCGGATCCTACGAGGCAACGAGCTACAACGAGCAGGCCCGTCGCGGCCAGGTCGGCGGCGGGATCTCGGCCACGGTCTACACGCGTCACCGCTCCGGGCTGGCAGGTGACCAGCGGCTCCGCTGGCTCGCCCGCGGCGGCAGGCTTCTCTACATCTCGGCCGTCGTCGAGCAGGGGAACCGCGAGGACCTGGAGCTGACCGTCGAGGAGCAGGTCGCATGATCTCGCTCGACACTGGAAACGTCACAGAGCAGATCGGGGCTCTTATGGCTCGGTTTGACGCTCTGCCGAATCATATCGCCAGGAAGCACGCCTCCGCGGCCGTGAAGCGAGTGATGAAGGGAATGGTCCCGATCATGAAAAAGAACACGCCGAAGCGAGGGCGGCGGATCGTGTTCAATAATCGGAAGCCCGGCGGTGAGTATGGCGTGACAAAGATCAAGGGCGGGAGCCTGCGAGCCTCGGTCGCAATCAAATCGACATACATCCGCACGAAGGGGAGCGGGTCTACAGTCACCGGCGTCGTCGGGTATCGGTCAGACAAAAAGGATCCCTATAACGGCGTCTCGCAAAGCCGAAAGGCGATCTGGCTAGAGTTCGGGACCGAAAACTCGTTTGCTCGCGGGATGGTCGCGATGACCCTTCGACAGGTCGGATCCGTTTCTGCCGAGAAGCTGGCGACCGAGATGTCGCTGGCCCTCGACAAGGCTGCGAACGAGCTGGCCTCCAAGATGAATCCCGGTATGTCGAAACGCGGCCTCGCGGCCGGTGTCGCCCCCAAGTAGGAGCCACTATGGGCACCCCGCACGTCTGGCTAAAGGAAGCGATCGAGGACGCCACGTCGGCCACGGCCTGGCCGGTCGGCATGACCGGCACCCAGTCGCCGCCGTTCACGATCTACGCCCGCGAGGCGACGAGCCGCGAGCAGGTCCTCGCCGACACGTTCGACGACACTCCGGTCGCCGACCAGGTGAACCCGGTCGCCCGGTTCCTGGTGGCGGTCTACGCCGACGACTACGTCCAGGCCTGGACGCTCGCCGGCCAGATCACCGCGGCGATCCACAAGTTCGCCGGCACCGCCGACGGGACGACGGTCGAACACTGCCTGGTTCTCGACGAGCGAGACGGCCAGCCCGACTACCTCGAGGGCCGCGAGACCCCGACCTACACGGTCGAGCTGTCCGTCGAGATCCGCTGGGCGGAGTGAGATTCGCCCCGCACGTCACCCCATAAAATCGACCACGACCGACACAGGAGCAGACTATGCCGATTTCCACTGCCATAGCGACTGGCCCGGCGATCCCGTCAGGAGCGAAGACGATCTCCCTGAAGGATATAGAGACGTCCGGGGCGACCGCGAAGGAGGACGTGACGGTCCTCGGGGACGCGAGTCGCCAGTATGCGGCTCCTCCGCTGGTCGAAGGCGGGACGAGCACCGCTACCAAGACCTGCTCGGTCTCTGGAAATCTCAAGTCGGACACGACGCTCGCGATCACCGCGGCCGCCACTACGACCGGCTGGATCTGCGAGTCGTTCGAGAAGTCTTACGAGGTCGGTAAATACGCGACGTTTTCGGTTGAGTTCTCCTACTATCCGCCCGCGGCATAAGGAGCTATAGAAGTGCCAGATCCCACATTCACCAGCTCGCAGGGGTTCGCCGCCTTCGGCCTTTCCGGCGCGACGAAGGTCTCCATCAAGGTATCGCGGAAAACTGACGTGACACCGCAGCTCGACGCCTCGACGCTGTCGATCGCTCACGGCGGGACTCGCGTCTACGAGAACGGCCTGACGGATAACGGCCAAAACTCAAACTCCGGCGCGATCGTTACGGTGACGGCAGAAGGCCTCGGGGGCACCAAGCCTGTCAAGGGATCGACGATCACGGCCGAAGGGGTCGTCTGTAAGTGCATGGACTCGACGAGCGACGACGCCGTCGGCGAGCTGAAGAAGTGGTCGGCGAACTATACCTCGGACTATGCGGCTTGACGTAAGGGAGGCCGGTCACGATGCCGACTCCTTCGTCGCAGGGATCAAGCTGTAGCTTCAACGGGCAGAATCTCGGCCGGATCACTCGCTGGCGAGTTTCTCCAGGGGCGGCCGTGTTCGTCGAGAAGACGAACATCACGAGCCAGGTCGTCGGCGTGGGCGCAAACTCCCGAATCGTGAAAACCTACGACTGTGTCGCGATTGATCCGGGGACGGTCGAGGTCACACTTTACGGATGCCCTCCGTATGTGAATACCGACATCGGGTTTCGTGGCAGTGTGTCGGTGTTCGCGGACGGCGTATCGCTGACCAAGCCAGCCTACCTCGAGTCGTTCGAAGTGACCGGCAGCGTCGGCGAGTTTCTCGTGGGCCAGGCCGTTTTCAAACTTACAGGTGAAGGACAATGAGCCTCCTCGATAACGTGTCCGAAACGCTCCTGGTGAATCCGCCCGGCTATAGCGAGCCGGTCTACTTCCGGTATCCCACCTTCGCCGAATGGCACAGCCTGGCGATGACTCACCGTGACCTCGGCACGGCCGCACCTCCGGCCGATCTGATTGCAAAGACGCTCACCACCTGCCTCTGTGACGCGAGCGGAAAGCCGCTCGGGGCCGAGGCGTCGAAGGTCCTGCTCGCGGGTCACCGTCGCGTGATGTGGCTTTATAAGAAAGCCTGGGCGACCGTCCTCCTGTCCGACGACCAGGTCGTGGGAGAGATCGAAAAAAACTAAGGAGCCAGACGGGACGCGTCGAGCGATTCGTCTACCGTCTGGCGGCCCACTTAGGGATCGGAAACGTTGAAACATGGAAACGCGAACTAACTCTCGACCAGCTTCACCGATGGATCGCCTACTATCGCGTCGAGCCGTTCGGGGAGGACTGGCTCCGGACGGCACGCGGGACGATGTTCACTCTCGCGGCCATGGGAGCGAAAGTCGATCCGGAGTTCGTCGAGGTGTTTTTGCCGAACTATGACCCGGATCGGGAGATGACCGAGGACGAGATAGCGGAGAAGCTGAAGGGCTGGACCAGGGAAGGAGGCTAGTGTGGCGTCAATCGGAAAAGTTTCGGCTGTATTCACCG